TATCTATCTAAAACATAACACCTTTCAGCAGGCACATACATCATCCTTGAAGGTGATACAAACTGAGTCATCCTAAGCCTGTAAACAACAATGCCGCCACTCCATTGACCCCTGACCCTCGCTCCAGCTGGAAACTCTAATCTATAAACAGCACCAAACTCAGACTCAACAGCGCTATAGCCCCAGACAGGAAATGTGCCGCTGGAAGTACCAGAGCTCGAAAAATGACTAACACGCTCAAATAAACGGTCAAACGGGCCACGTCTCCAAAGCGATATTTCGCCCACAAACGAATCATGAGATTGGATATTTATTTCGCCAAACATATACAAATAGTGCAAGTTAGGCGGGTCTGGCTGCCCACCACCACCAATACCAGGTCTATTTAAAGTAGGACGACGATTGATAACATTTGATGAATTACCATCATCACCTGTTGGCCCAGTCTCATCCAATGGCATAATACCTGCTCCCAATGGGCCGGGCAAATCATCAAATCCAGTGCCAAGCAAACTGTCAAAGCTCCCAGCCGGGTACCACCATTCAATCTTTATAACACTTCCAACCAAATCAGGAGTAAACCAAGGCCTATGTGCTCCGATATAAGGTACTATAGAAATTACATCACCTGTGACAGGGTCTCGGTAATATTGCCATAAAAGCCATACTCCATATGTTTGATCTGTATTAAACTCTTGAAAAGGCCCATACTCCATTTGGATTGTAGACATTTCCCAATGTATATTGCTAAATCTTGTGATTGTCCTTATTGCATGGTTATTGTGGAATATCCACATCTTATCCACAGATTGTATATAAGTTATTTCCCTAAGAACATCGCCTCTATATGGATGGACGTTTGTATCTACCCTACTAACATTATGGATAACATTGTTAATATTGGTATCACCCTGGAATACCCTTATCATGCCGTTGTTATCAAGGCATAATACAAACGCAACTCTTGTATTCACTATGAACGGGATTAAACGTGAGTTAGTAGCTCCGCTGGCTATCCGCCTCGTACCAGGCCTATTAATAAAACCGCCTTGCGGAATTGCAAGGCAGTTTGTCATTTCTCGTGCTCCATTATTATAGGCCGATAAGTCCGAACGGGCGGCAAGCAACGGACTCAATTCCCCACTGGTTTGGGACAAATTAACATCAAAGAATTTTGCCACTGGCAAGCACCCCCGCGCCTCTTACTGATATATATGTTCCTGATTGTTTGACATCCACATCACGCTCATTACGTGCGTTGCGCCTCGCAAGTGTGCCAAACATTATATATTTTTGCAGCATAGCCTGAGCTATCTGCTCACTCCCTGTCAGTGTTACAGCGCAATCGGCGGCCAGCCTGTGACAGAAAGCTTCCTTTGTCGAATCATCCCATGACTGGAATGGTATATCCACAGAAAACTCCACCATCGGGTCAGATATATGCGTGAAGATAGAGTTGTTCTCAACTAAAAACTGAACACTTCTGTTGCGTCTATTCTTAACTTCCCAAACAGCTAACGCATTTCCCGGACGCGGTGCACGAAATCTCCATGGAGGATTATTACTTATCGAAGTAGTGGAAAGGGCCTGTACCCTTATGGCAAAGGCCCATGGATATTCTGAAAGAACAGAACGCCTGGTTGGCTCAAACTGGCGGTTAGTCGTCCTTGCCGCCTGCGTTTGATCTCCTATTGTTGCTATTGGGGCTACCCCCAATAGTAGCAGTGCTCGATTCGTTGCTTCCAGTATCGTCATCAGAATCTACCTCAGTATCATCCATTTCCTCATCTTTATCATCATCATCATTAAATTTTGGCTTAGGTTCCAATATATTGAAATGAGAACATGGCTTCCTCATACCTCTATATTCCTTACCTACCGGCCAATATTGCTTCATCCAAAAACACGCAGTTTTACAGATAGCCCTGTATCTTGATTTTGCCATAATTAAACCCCACTTCCACGAAGTCCAAGAACCAATTTTTCAACATCAGGCGTGTAGATAATATTCGTCTGAACAGGTGACGATAACAAAAACCTAACCCAGTTTTTAACAGCCATAGGCACAGGATTCTTGAACACTGTTTCACCCGGATTTGTCACCTGAGTAGTAGGCCCAAAAGTAACCAGGTTTTCATAAGTCCCGCCCTCTTCATCAGCATGTTGTAGCGTCAATGTAAAACCAGTTGGAACATCTTCAACTGCCCCACAATATATCCAAAGCCTGCTTTGTTTATAAATCCCCATGCCATCAGTTTCACGCTCTGTAACGCCACGCTGAGCGTCAAGAATAGGCACTTGAAGATGCAAGTCAAGCTGGCCCATTGGTCTAGCCCTAGTGGGGTTCTCTACACCCCAATCAGGCCTGGCAAATGTTTGATGCAAATCCGCATACATAATTAAACCACCCTCTCTTCAGTAGCCAAAAGATTATCATCAACCTTTATCGGAATACCTTTAAAAGACGTAGTTATCTTACCAGTACGCTCATCAAGGCTCAACGCCAAGTTCTGCTTCCTGATAAGTTGTCTTTCATAGAATTCCTTAAGGTCTCTATTCATGTATATTACAGGCCTACCAACCATACTAGGAGCACCAATACCACCAGATGGTGACGTATCCTTTCCACCCCAATCACCCAGGTTATGAATTCTGTGAGTAAGCTTTAGAAGCAAGTCTGTCAAATCAGGTGATATGTCGTTTGTAGCGCTACCAAAAGTTTGAAGCTTGTTCATATCAATATTGCAGATACGACCAACCTGCCTAAAATCTTTCAAACACAAACCAACACGCCATTTATATCTATCGCGATATCCCTGGAATGTTGCACCATCTCCCTGACCATCATCCAAATCCTGTACAGGCCCAGAGATATGCTCAACACCACTACGTGTGTTCTTAGGATAAATAGCGTGAAGGCTGTTCATTCCCCAAACTACAAGCCAGATAGAAGAATTCTCGTCAGGAGACGAAGCACCGGTTGAATCATCCGATGCGTCTATAATCTGTCTGTGTGCCGGGCCTGTGAGATTCGTATAACTTTGTGTCAATCCAACAACACCACGTACATCGCTTATACGGTTCCCATACCACAACTCACGCGCAAACTTGTTAGCCATAGCCTCAATGTGTGCCTGAGCTTCCATGAGCCTAAATATCGGGCCGTTCTCAGCAAGGTCAACAAGCTCTTTATCTATCTGAGATACTGCCTCCAATAGCGAACAAGTCTCCGTAACATCTTTGCGCGTACTGCGCGTCGGCTGAACGCCCTCATTAATAGACCTGTAATTAATCTCAGGCAATCCATCAATAAGCATAAACCTGTGACCTGTGTCCAAGTTGCCCTGCATCCACACAGCATCTTCCAACATTGGATTCGCTTGCGAAAGCATATTAATAACTGTATTTGTAGCCGCGTTATACTCCCCATACAAAGCAAGCTCACGAAGCGTATACACCATACCTGGCGTGAGAGCCATATTTCATCACCTCTTATTTCATAGTATGTCCGAACATAGCATTAGCCTGTTCCTCCAGGCTCAACATTGAGACTGGCTTATTTCCACCACGTGAAGCCTCAAGGAACGATGCTTCACCCATCAACTTACCTGCCCTTATGCAAAACTTTATGAATAAAGGATTAAACCCAATTCCTGTCTCGGCCGCCATATCCAGGAATTTTTTGGTGTCATCCGAATTGCCCATTGCCCTGTTGATAAATTCACTAACCTTAGGAAGCTTGCCCTTGTCGTTGAGATATGGTTTAATCTCATCATCGGACATACTCTGATCTTCCCATTCACCAAACTTTTCCTTAATCTCATCCAAAACTTTCAGTCGGACAGCCTCCTGTCCGTCTGTGAATCTACTAACACCCAGGTCAACAAATTTCTGCATTTGCTCCTGAGTAAGATTCAACTCCTTGCCTAGCGCCGTTAATGAGCCATGCGTTTTATCATCGAAGGAAACTCCTTCTGGAGTTGTGAATGGCTTGTAGTGCTCTCCCTGAGGTGCTGGGACTGCAACTTCTGCTGCCTTCTCAGGATTTCCTGCTGGCGCTGGAACGACGCTTCCCTCTGCTCCTGTTTGCGTAATTGGTTGCGTTTGCGCTTGTCCGTCAATGAGCGAGCCACCACTACTGTCCCCCATACCTGTGTCTGCCTGTAATAGCATCTTTTTTATTACCATGTTTATCCTCCTTAATATCACTGTCGTACAAACTTTCCCTGTACTTAGTTGCGCTCCTTAGCTTACTATCGCCTTCATGAATACTCTTCAATAATCCAAGAATCATCAAACCAACGTCACGCCTTCCCTCATTAAACGACATCACCGAAATATCATTGCTATACGACGATATAAAAACCCCGCAGTAATCCATAATCCTAGACAACAACCTTACACATTCAGGCGTGTCAACAGCTAACCGCAAATCCTCCAAGTCTCTTTCATCTAGCTTCTTTCCCAATCAGTAAACCTCCTACGGAAATTCTACAGGAACTTCAATTTCAGGAATTACTATATGAACAATTACGTAGAAAGAATAAGACACGCCACTATTAAGCTCTGTAACAATAGCCAAATACATACCAAGAGAACTAGAAAAAAATGTTGATAGTATATTAAGTCCATCAAACGCTGAACCCATCTGTACATGCAAAGGAGGCTCTGTAGTCAAAACAAAATTCGGCTCAATAACCTTAGAAGAGCTAAACTTTATTTCGCCAACAAATTCATTAAAACTTCCTGCCATAACATACACACCATCACCAGCTTCATTTAACATAGATGGATTTAATTCAACTTTCAATGACGTCTCCGGAACAGTACCACTTTCAAAATTATCTAAACGATACTTCAAATATTTTATATCTTTGTTCATAACATCCATTTTGTATTTCGTAGCGTTTATCTTATCTCTGTAGTCGCCATCAAGTGCTAAGTATACTGTTTTTGTTGCTGTGTCTTCATAATGGGTTAATCCATTCTCCCCGCGGACGTTAAAAACATTACTCATATTACACACCACCCATCATTGAACCCATATCACCAAGGCCACCAGCAGTCTCTGCCGCTTGGGCAATATCTCTGATACCAGCGCCACCAGCCTGGCCAGCTTGTGCCATTTGCTGCATCTGCTCCATCTCCTGCTGTTGCTGCATTTGTTGCTGGCGTTGATAACGAATCATCTCAACCTCTTCATTGGCCCTTACAATAGAAGCCGGTATAGCAGATAACCTGACAAACTGATCTATAATCTCATCGGTGTTTATCTTATCGGTAACAAACTCCTCAATACCAACCAAACTTGCCGTCAACGCAATTAGTGAGTTGACGTTTTCCATAGAGCTTGCCTTCTGCGCTAATGCAAGCATTGATATATACTCTATCTTAACATCAACATCTATCAATTCAGGCGGCGGGTCTGGTATCAATCCTCTGCGCTGCGCAATCATATAAGTACGGCCTACCAATGGATTCAATAACTCAAACTCAAGCCTCTCGATAACAGGGCCAAGCATTTGCATTTTTTCCTGTTGACGCACTTGAATCTCAGTAGCAGTCATCTCCCTGGAGCCGCCCTGCAAATCCAAATTAGCAATCATTAAAAACAAATCAGCAAAAAACGTTTGCTCTATAAGTCTGCGGCTATCGGCCATAGCCTGCATGTGCCCATCAAAATTAGGCTGCACCTGATACAACGGCCTAGCCACATGGTTAGGGTCTGATACATGGTACACGCCACCAGGCCTTATGTTCATGCGCTCAGCAAGAACCCCCTGAGGTATTACAACAGGCGGGTCTATCGAAAGCTCATCGGCTTTCAAAAAGTGCGCCCTCATTACCTGCAGAG